AGACCCCCCGCCCTTAAATCTCTGGAAAGGATTCGCCGGAGACCGCGCTCCCCTCCACATTTTGAAAAATTCCCTAAATGAAATTTCGGAAGGAGGTGAGGGAATGGCAAGACCAAGGCAACCGGTTGACTTATTGCTTGTGAAAGGTAAGAAAAACCTTACAAAACAGGAGATTGAGGAACGAAGAAAGCAGGAGATCAAGGCGCCAAGTGACAAAATAAAGGCGCCTTCTTATTTACCGAAAGACCTAAAAAGGGAGTTCAAAAAAATAGCGGACGAGCTGAAAAACATCGGAATTATGACGAATTTAGATGTTGATGCGCTCGCCCGTTTTTTATATTCACGGAAGCTTTACCTTCAGGTGACGGACCAGCTGCTTGAGCAGGGGCCAATGAAAACAATAGTCGTCAGAGATGTGGACGAACAGGGAAATATCGTGGGGGAAAAAGAAAAAACGGTAGTCAATGAAGCGTATTCGGACTTGCTTATCAATCAAGATAAACTATTCAAACAATGCCGGCAGGCTTCCAGTGATTTGGGCTTAACCATTTCCTCGCGCTGCAAGCTCGTGATTCCTAAAAAGGATGACGACAAGCCGAAATCAAAAGAGGAAGAGCGGTTCGGAGGCCGGATGTAATGCAAGAGGTCACTGCTGAAATTCTGATTGAGCGTGTATGGGCCTATTGCGAAAAAATACTTTCCGGTGAGATAAAGGCTTGTCAAAAACATAAATGGGCTGTGCAGCGGTTTTTTAAAGATGTTGAGGCGTTAGCGGACCCGGATTGCCCCTTTTACTATGACGCTGAAGCAGTGCTAGATTTTTACGAATGGGCGCGGCAGTTCAGACATGTTGAGGGGATACTTGCAGGTGAGCCGATTGAGCTGACGGACTTTCAGCTTTTTATTGCGGCCAATGTATACGGCTTTTTTAAAAAGGAAAACGGTGCCCGCCGGTTCCGAAAAGTTTATATCCAGCTGGCACGTAAGAATGCGAAATCGCAATTTCTCGCGCTCATGGCTTCTTATGAAGTGTTCCCGACCACCGAAAAACACCGGGTGTTTATTGCTGGATGGTCCCGGGAACAGTCAGACGAAGTTTACCAGGCGATTCTTGAACAGCTGCAGCATGCTCCGATCCTTGAAGGAAAATATACATCTGCAAACGGCCGGGTAAAAAAGTATAAAACGAACTCAATTATCCAGCCCCTTTCCCGTGAAGCCCGAAAGCTCGGAGACGGTAAAAACCCGTCATTGGGAATTGTGGATGAATACCATGCACATGAAACCAGCGAGATTTATGATGTGCTTGACAGTGGTATGGTCGCCCGGCGCAGCCCATTAATGGCAATCATCACGACAGCCGGGTTTAACATGGAGCGGCCATGTTTTAAGGAATACAAATATACAAGTAAGATTCTCGATCCTGATGCCGACACAGAAAACGATGACTATTTTGTTATGATCTGCGAACTTGATCCAGATGACGACATAAAAGACGAGTCAAACTGGATCAAAGCCAACCCTATTGTTGCGACGTATCCGGAAGGTATGGAGTCACTACGCTCTGCCTTAAAGGTAGCGCTCGAAGTTCCTGAAAAAATGCGCAGCTTCCTTACCAAGAATATGAACCGATGGGTTGATCAAAAGGATAACGGCTATATGAAAATGTCTAAATGGCGCGCGTGCAGCGGTGAAATTCCTGATCTGGAAAACATGGCCGTATATCTTGGGCTGGATTTGTCCATGACTACCGACTTAACATCAGTCGGCTGGGTTGGTGTGCTTGATGGAATTTATTATGTCGGGCAACATTCTTTCATGCCCGAGGGGCGCGCAAAAGAAAAAATGGCGACGGATAAAGTGCCGTATGATCTGTGGAAAGAGATGGGCTACATTACGTATACGCCTGGCGACGCTGTTGATTATCAAATAGTTGAAAAATGGATCATTGAGTTTATTTACAAGCATCGGTTCCGGCCACAGGAAACCGCATATGACAAATGGAATGCCTTGCATTTGGCACAACGGCTTGAATCTAAAGGCCATACCATGGTGGAGATCCCGCAAAGAATCAATCATCTATCTTTGCCAACAAAAGACTTTCGTCAAAAAGTGTATGATGGCAAAGTTGTTCACGGGGATGACCCGGTTTTAAATTGGGCGATCAATAACGCGATCATGAAAATTGATCCTCAGGAGAATATCATGCTGGATAAAGCAAAATCTCCGCAAAGAATCGACCCGGCTGCGGCTGTCATTAACGCATACGCCAGGGCGATGTATCACGAAACAAACCAAAAAGTAGACTTGAATGCACATTTCATGTCTGATAATTTCAGCTTTTAGGATGTGAGAGAATGAAAAAATTCCTGGCCTTTCTGCTTTTAATTTTAAATGATCTGCTGTTTGTGGTGGGGGCCGCCTTCATCCTTGCAGCTGCATATAGATTTAATACAAACATCGGTCTGATCCTGACGGGTGTATTTTTTATGTTTTATGCCTATCTCCTGACCAAGAAAGAGAGGTGAAATAATTGCTAATTGACCGGGTGTTTGAAAAACGATCAGGCTCCTCTGAGGCCAGAGGCTTCAATGAATTGATAAATTTGTTCGGCGGCCGGAAAACAGCAAGCGGCGAAACCGTAAATGAAAGAACTTCTTTGGTTCAGCCTGATGTTTTTGCATGTGTGAATGTATTATCTGATGATATTGCAAAGCTGCCGATCCATACGTTTAAAAAAACAGAAAACGGCATAGAAAGTAATCCAGATCATCCCACTGCATACGCTATTTATGCACGTCCTAACCCTTATATGACGGCTTTTGTATGGAAAAAGTTGATGATGACGCAAGTTTTGACATGGGGAAATGGTTACTCATATATCCAATTCAGTGAAAACGGTTATCCAAAAGCACTGACTCCGTTACTTCCTGAAACTACAAACGCTTATATTAGTCCGAAGACGGGCATGTTGTGGTATCAAACGGTGATCAACGGAAAGCCCGTTGAGCTATATGATCATGAAGTGTTGCATTTTAAAGGACTGTCAACAGATGGCATACACGGAAAATCACCCATAGGTGTAGTACGTGAACATATCGGAGCTCAAGCGGCTGCCACGAAATATAATGCCAAGTTGTATAAAAATGAAGCGACACCCCGCGGGATCTTGAAAGTTCCAGCTTTTTTAGATGAAAAGCCTAAAGAGAATGTGCGTAAAGAATGGAAAAGAGTAAACCAAGGGGAAAATATCGCAATCATTGACAACGGATTAGAATATCAGTCTATTTCTATGCCGTTACAAGAAGCCCAGTTTGTAGAGTCAATGAAATTTAACAAAGCACAAATCTCAATGATCTATAAAGTGCCGTTGCATAAACTCAATGAATTGGATAAAGCAACTTTCTCTAATATTGAGCATCAGTCTATCGAATATGTCAGGAATACCCTACAGCCGTGGATTGTGAATTTTGAACAAGAACTCAACGTCAAATTATTTATGGATCACAGCCAGAGAAGCGGCCACTATGTAAAATTCAATGTCGCCAGTGAGCTGCGGGGAGATAGCCAGTCACAGGCAGAGTATTTTAAAACAATGCATGAAACAGGAGTGCTGAATAAAAACGAAATTAGGGAGCTCATTGAACGCAATCCGATTCAACACGGAGACAAATATCTTGCAAGCTTAAATTATGTGTTCCTTGATTTCATGGAAGAATATCAGCGCCTTAAAGCTGGCGGTGCCCTGAAGGGAGGTGACAAAAAGGATGAAGGATAAAGAGATTCGGCAGTTAACCACCCCTATAGAAATTCGTTCTGAGGGTGAGGATAAAAGCGAATTTGTGGAAGGATACGCCCTGAAATTTGAAAAATGGTCTGAGCGGCTTGGGGGATGGTTTAAGGAAATCATTAGTCGGAATGCACTGGATTCGACCGATCTAACAAATGTCATCGCGCTGTTTAATCATCGGCAAGATTTCCCGTTAGCTCGAAATACCGTCTCAGGGGACACAGGACGGCTTGAATTAGAAGCGGACAACATAGGTCTCAAATTCCGTTTTAAGCCGTCAGAAACGTCATACGCGCGTGATTTGATGGCGAATATAAGAAGCGGTGTCATAAATCAGTGTTCTTTTGCTTTTTCCTTAAATCACAATGAGGCGGATGCTGATGAATGGCGTTTTAATGATGAGGAAGACATTTATGAGAGACGGATCAATAAAATCCATCGCATTTATGATATTTCACTTGTCACCACCCCGGCCTATAACGACACGGAGGCAGTCGTCGGATCCCGGAGTTTGGAGAAAGTGGAGCAGCTCAAAGAAGCCCGGAAATTGCCGGATGACAATTTGAAAATGGAATTAGAACTATTAGACCTTATTCTCCCTGAATAGAGGTCTTTTTTGTGTCTAAAAACAAGGAGGAAACGATTTATGTCAATGCAAATGAGCAAAAAAGAAATTGAATTGAGACAACAATTTACGGAAAAGAAAAAAGAAGCTGATCAAAAGCTGCAGGAGGGAAGTGCCGAAGAGGCTCGTACGCTTCTTGACGAGGCCAAGACCTTAAAAAATCAAATTGAATTATTGGCGGAAGGCCGTTCTCTTGCTGTTCCGGAATTACCCGAAGATAATTTTGGTTCTAAATTGGGGAGCGATTTGCAAAATCGATCAAACGGAAATGAAGATAAGGAAGAAAGACAAAAAGAATTTGCTTCTGTCTTTGTTAAATCAATTCGTGGTAAGCGTCTGACTGATGAAGAACGGGACTTACTTGAAAGCCCTGAATTTAGAGCTATGTCCGGTAAAAATGAGGAAGACGGCGGCATTTTAATTCCTGAAGATATTTCCAGAACTATTAAAGAATTAAAGCGGGAGCAGGAACACCAGCTTGAACAATACGTGACAGTAGAACCGGTTGCAACGCGTTCAGGAACAAGAATGCTCGAGAAAAACAGCGACATGACTCCGTTCGCGGTTCTTGAAGAAATGGATGAAATTCAAGAAACAGATCAGCCGAAATTCAGCAAGCTATCCTACAACATTGTTGATTATGCTGGAATCTTGCCTCTTTCAAATACATTGTTGCAAGATACAGACCAAGCAATTATGAACTATGTGGCAAAGTGGTTCGCCAAAAAGTCGATCACAACCCGTAATGCTCTTATTCTTGCAGCTCTTGAAAAACTGAAAAAAGTTGATTTTAAAGGTTTAGATGCCATTAAGAAAACCCTTAATGTGACCCTTGATCCTGCGATTTCACCAAACGCTATCATTATGACGAACCAGGACGGTTTTGATTACCTTGACAATTTGAAAGATGGTGACGGCCGTTATCTTCTTAAAGACAACCCGACTGAGCCAACACAAAAAATGCTGTTTGGCCGCCGGGTTGTTGTCGTTTCTAACAGAGTGCTGAAAACAAAATCAGGAAAAGCACCTGTGATCGTTGGGGATCTGAAAGAGGCAATTGTCTTGTTCGACCGTCAACAGCAGTCCATCGCCTCCACGGATGTGGGTGCCGGTGCATTCGAAACCAACACAACAAAAGTGCGCGCTATTGAACGCGAAGATGTCAAACTGTGGGACTCTGAAGCGGCTGTATATGGTCAGTTAACACTTGAAGAGGCAGCAAAATAATAAGGAGGAAGCCTTGATGTCACACGTAACAAAAAACTATAACACTGATGGCGGAGATCGAACGGTCATAGGCGGTGTTTTAGAGATTAACGGCGGAAAAGTCATAAAGGACGGGCAGGAAGTTACTTTTGGCGGGGATGGATCAAATATCCGCGTGACTCATGAAATGCTCGATGACAAATCCGTTCGAAGTAACAACATCGGTACCGGCAGTGTAATGGAAGAGCATTTGAACTCGACTATCTTGAAGCGTTTTACCGATATTGAAGCCAAGCTGAAAGAGTTAGAGGGTTCATCTGGCACTGAATAAAATTTCAAGCAAAGGATGATGAAAAATGGCAGAACAATTTTTAAACCAAAGTAATGGTGTTTACACTTCCGCAGAGGATGACGGCACAGGAAAGCCTGTAACAGCTGTTTATTTGAAAAATAACAGTGAAGACAACCCTTTGTACATTAAAGGGATGCCGGGTGAACCAGGGCCCCAGGGACCAAAAGGAGAAAAAGGAGATACCGGCCCGCAAGGCCCACAGGGAGAGCCAGGCCCTAAAGGCGATAAAGGTGATCCGGCTGTCATTGAAGACGGAAGCATCACTCATGAAATGCTTGGTGAAAAGGTTGTCAGAAGCAAAAACATTGGTACCGGCAGTGTCATGCTGGATAACTTAAACAGCGAAGTAAAGGCCTTACTTGATAGCCTTCAATCTCAAATTGATGAGTTGAAAGCAAAAGTAGAAGACACGACAAACAATGAGCCACAAGAATAAGGCGGGTGAACCATCATGAATTTGGTGGATATGAAAAACTATCTCCGCCTGGATCATTCTGCAGATGATCAAATGTTATCGCAATTTATTGCGGCAGCGAAAAGCTATATTGTCAATGCTATTGGGCGGTTTGTTGATGGGAGCCCACAATTTGAAATTGTGGCTCAAATGCTTGTTGCCCATTGGTATGAAAATAGAGGGATGTATGAGTCAGGGACAACCGGCTCGTCCATCCCTTTTACTGTTGAAAATCTATTGACGCAGCTGCGTTATACGGATGATGAGGTGCAGGAAGATGAAGAAAAAGAGGACCAGCGATCTGCGGCACCGCCTGACATTTCAAAAGAAGACCGAGATTCAGGATGAAGAGTTGAACTGGAGCGAAACTTATATTTATTTATTCACCGTCTGGGGCGCTGTGGAGGGCTTTAGCTCCCTCGGAAACAATGAGTCTATGATTGCGGGGGCATGGGGCGTTAAATCGCCTAAAAAGATCACCATTCGGTTCCGGCAAGATATTCAACGCAATATGAGAATTGTTGAACAGATCGGCACAAAGGAAAAGGGTGAACCTGTTTTCCGAGCCTTTGACGTCCTTGATTTTAACGATCCTGAAGACTCAAAAAAGTGGCTTGAAATTATGTGTCAGGAGGTGGGGCTCAATGGCTGAAATGAACTTTGAAGGGCTGGCTGACCTAGATCGATATTTTGAAAGAATCGGTGAAGACGTGGAAAAGGCGGAAGATGTGGCCTTGCAAGCCGGCGGTGAAATTATCGCGCAGCACCAGCGACAAAATGTCAATCGAAGCGATAAGAATCAGCCCCATATAGCTGATAACATTACGGTTTCAAAGGCCAGGGAATCCAAAGGCGCAGAAAAATTCGTTTCAATTGGGCCAAATAAAAAAGTCGCTTACCGGGCGAGATTCTTGGAGTATGGGACATCAAAAATGCCACCTTATCCTTTTATCGAAAAAGGCAGGGATGAAGGGGAGGCGTCAGCTGTGGAAGTAATGGCCCGCATTCTAACAGCCCCAATCAAATGAGTTTTGATGCAAAAGCAGAATTGAGCGCTGCCCTGGTCAACGATTTCTTATTAAAAGAACTGGTGACAGGCGGCTTTCATAATAGAGTCGCTTCAGACGTTAACGCATACCCAAGAATCATGTATACCGAATTGAAAAATGCTGATGATTCATATGCCGATAATCAGGCGCGATCCTCGGAGGTTCGCTTTCAGATCAGCATTTTTACCAATTCATATACAGTCAGTCAAGAAACCAAAATCGCAAAAGAAATTGACCGGATCATGAAGTCAATCGGTTACGGTCGGTACGATTCTCAAGATTTATACGAAGAGGCGGACAAGGTTTTTCACAAAGCAATGCGATATAAGAAAGCTTTTTTTAAGGAGGAAAAGTAATGGGACAAACAATTTATGGTTTGGATATGTTTCACTGTGCGGAAGTCATCCAAGACGATGAAGAGAGTTTGAAATACGGTACACCTATAAAAATTCCGGGTGCAGTAAGCATAAAGGTAGATCCTAAATCAGAGCAAACAAAATTCTGGGCTGATAATGGTGTCTATGACATTTTTAATAGTATGGGTGACATTGATTTAGAAGCTGAAATGGCCGATCTACCTTTAAAATTGCAGAATAAAATTTACGGCCATACGGAAGAGAATGGAGTTTCCTTTGCAAGTGCTGAAGACAAGGCAATTCATCTGGCTTTCGGCTTCAGAGCGAAAAAATCAACCGGCGGGTACCGGTATTATTGGTTTCTTAAAGGGCTGCCTGAATTAATGGCAATTGAATCGAAAACGACAGAAGACAAGGCTGACCCAGAAAGTGCGAAGTTTAAGGTTGGATTTATGCCGTTGCAAAATCCAAAAGGAAAAAGACGCTGGAAAGCTCAAGCAGAAGACAGTGACACTTTTAATGGCGAAGGCTGGTTTAACCAAGTTGTATATGATGGTTCTGCTTTTGCAACAGATACTAAAACCGAAGCAATTGGCTTAGGTAAATAAAGAATTTTGGAGCGCTTATAGGCGCTCTTTTTTATTGTTCAAAAACAGGGAGGAATCAAGATGGATCCTATTTCAATCAATCTCAGAATCAATGGTAAAAACAAAAAGTTTGTCACACCAAATTTCATTTCAGGAAAGCTGTTCCGGGAAGCGGCCGAGATCACAGAGGATATTGAGTCAACCGACCCTGAACGCATCTACACTGAAAAGCAAATTGAATTTATCTGTGCTGCGTTTGGAAACAAATTCTCGACTGATGATTTTGAAAATGGCATTGATGCGAGGCTGGTCACGAGAACAATTTACGGCACAGCAAACTACGTTTTAGGAAATATCGCTGAGGCCAGTCAGATTTTAAACCCTGATTCAAAAGACGGTGAAGAGTCGGGGAAGTAAATTTGTCTGACGCGGTCATTGACATGTACAACGCGTTAGAAGAAATCGGCTATACACAAAACCAGATTGATGAAATGGACATTGTTTATCACCTGCGGCGCTTAGCCCGCCGAAAAGAAGCCGGTGGTAAGCCAGTAGGAGAGAAAGAAGAAAAGCGCCTTTACATTGACCAGGTGCTCGGGTAAGGGGGTGACCGATTGGCAAAGGACATAAAAGTTAGACTGTATTCAAACTCGAACCAATTCAGAACGGAAATGCGTGCGGTTGCTCAGCAGATGAAGAACGTCAAATCTGAATTCGAAAAGAACCGTACAGCTGTAGGCGTATGGGGCAATGAATTAAGGACGTCCCGAGAAAAGGCGAAAACACTCAGCCAGCAATTGGACATTCACAAGCGGAAAGTGAAGGCTCTTGAAAGGGCCTATGCGGATTCAGCTATCAAAAAGGGTAAGGATGCACAGGAAACACAAAGATTATCCCGGCGGCTGAATTATGCCACAGCTGAAATGAATAAAACGCAAAATGCGTTGACACAGACGACGCAGAGGATTAAAAGGCTGGAGGATGAAGCAAGGCGTGCTTCTTCTACTATCCACAGAATGGGCCAAAGAATGAATACAGTCGGCAGCACAATGAGGAATGTCGGCTCATCTGTGGCTATGACATCGGGTATTGCCTTTGCGGGCTTGGTTCTTCCTCTAAAAGATGCGGTTCAAGTCGGCATGGACTTTGAAAAGCAAATGAGCAAAGTGCAGGCAATTTCTGGCGGTACAGCTCAAGAAGTTGCCAAATTAACGGAACAATCGAAAGCACTTGGAGCCAGTACATCTTTTACAGCCAGACAAGCAGCAGAAGCACAGAGCTTTCTAGCGATGACCGGGTTTAAAACCAATGAGATTTATGGGGCTATGCCTGGCATGTTAAGCCTTGCAGCGGCCGGACAGCTTGAACTTGGAACAGCTGCAGATATTACATCAAACATCATGTCTGCCTTTGCATTAAAGGCCGAAGAATCGGGGCATGCAGCCGATGTGATAGCCTATGCAGCATCCAACGCCAATACCAATGTTGAACAAATGGGCGAGGCAATGAAATTTCTTGCCCCGAATGCGAACTCACTCGGCTGGGGCATGGAAGAATCAGCTGCCGCGATCATGGCGTTTGGTGACGCCGGTTTACAAGGTTCTATTGCCGGTCAGGCTTTTGGTACGTCTCTGATCCGTCTTGCGACTCCTGCCAGGAAGGCACAAAAAGAAATTGATCGACTTGGTTTCAAATTTTTTGATGCTGCCGGCAATATGAAAAGCATGCCTGAAGTCATTGCAGAAATGGAAAAGGGCATGAAAGGCATGACCAAAGAGCAGCAGGCGGCAACTCTGAAAACGATTGTCGGCGCTGAAGCGTATAAACATTGGGCTGTCCTTCTTCAAAAAGGCTCGAAAGCGCTCGGAGAAAATACGAAAAAGTTGAAAGAATCCGACGGCGCGGCCAAAAAGATGGCGGATACCATGCTTGATAATGCACAAGGAAGCATCACAAAATTTCAGTCCGCTATGGAAGGCACGAAAATATCGTTAACAGAGGGGCTTCTTCCTTCAATCGGTGACCTTGCGGATAAAGGTTCCGCCCTTCTTACCATGTTTAACAACCTGGATAAAGGCACACAAGCAACAATTGCAAAAACTGCGGTTCTTACTGCAGGAGTATTAGGCGTGACGACTGCTGTCGCTACACTGACGGCAGGAGTCGGCGCTCTGTTAGCTTTTACTGGTCCTGTGGGCTTGGCTATTGTCGGAGGAACGGCTTTATTGGGCGCTTTAGGCGTCGCCATGTATGCCGTTTCAGAACAAACCGAAAACATGAAGAAGAAGCAGGAAGAGGCCAGAGAAAAAACTTTACTGTTTGGTGAAGGGGTTTCAAAGGCGACTCAAAAAGCAGCCGGCTCCTATGTGGATTTGAGAGAAAAAGCAGAGGTCCAACTTTTTGAACTCACCCGCGTTTCCGGGGAGCAGGCTGATAAGATGGCTGCAAAATTAGTTGAAACGTATTCTAAAATGCGTGATGAGCTGGTGCAGCAACTTCAGATGCTGAAAAAAGATGCTTTAGTCGTTATTAATGGCCTGCTGGATGATACGGATAAAAACACTCAAAAGGCCGGGGAAAAAATCGTTGATAAAATGGTCGGCAATATTGATCAGGATATCCAGGAGGCAAGGGAAAAAGTAAAGGAACTGGAACAGCTCCAAAAAGAAACCGGCCTTGTCTCATCGAAAATGAATGATGCTCAGAAACGAAGATTCAATGAAATTATTTCGTATTTTGAGGAGTCAACCAGCAAATTCGCGGCCAATCAAAAAGAAGCTCTTGCCATGCAAAAAGCGGTGACAGAGCAGCAAGGAAAGCTCTCTTTCAAGCAAGCAAAAGAATACAACGACAAGATTAAAAAAGTCTACGACGAGGGCAAAAAAGCCGCGAAAGAAGATTATGAATACCGGAACAAAGTCTTGAATCAGTTGTATGCACAGGGCTATATAGATGCTCAACAAAAAGAGGCTCTCTTGAAAAAAAGTTCTGCTGACTATCAAAAGACCATGGCTCAAAATACTGCATCATATGAAGCGAACTCTCGTGCTCTTTTTTCAAAGATGGCCAAGAATGGGAAACTGCTTGACCTAGAAACCGGGAAGGCTCTTGAAAGACAGACACAATTCATCTCTAATTCTATGGGGATGGTAAAAACTATTGAGGAAAAAGATTCTGAGTATCAAGAACGCTGGGCTCAAAAGCAGATCGAATATTTTGATAGCATTGGGAAGAGTAAAGAGAAGGCTATTGAGACCACCCGGCAAGCCCTTGAAGATTTTTATGTCGGTCTCGGAAATACTCAGGAGGAAGCCGAAGCAAAAGCAGACGAAGCGATCCAAAACGTCCTTGAAAAAATGAACGGCGGCAATGAAAAAGCTGAACAGGCTGGACGAGAAAAAGGATCAGCATTCACTCTTGGTTTGAGCAGTACATTAGGACAGGCTCAGGAAACAGGGAGTCTAATTGGTAAAGGAGCCAATCAGGGATTAAGCCAAGGGAAGACGCAGCCAAAGCAGTTTGGAATGGAAAAAGGAAATGCTTTTGCTCTCGGTTTAAGAAACACGCTCGGGATTAATAAACAATCCAGCAGCGTGCTCCGCCAATCTGTCAACAGCGAACTGTCTAAAAATAGCGGCCAAGCCCGTACAGCCGGTAAAGAAAAAGGTGATCAACACAATGCCGGTTTAAGTTCCACAAAGCCTAAAAACAATAATACTGCAGCAAGCCTTTCAAAAAACGTGTCCGGTCGTCTCGGTCAGACAACTGACGGCGGGGGCGGTAAAAAAGCCGGTATGGACTTGACCAAAGGGTTGATGAGTCAGCAAACAGCGTCTTACAATGCCGGTTCGAAGGTATCAAACAAGGCGAAATCTGGATTGAAAAGTGTGAAAACCAGTAGTGTGGGATCTGATTTTGTCTCTGGATTTGTCAGAGGAATTGAGGGCGGAATCGGCAGCAACTCGCTTTTTAAAGCAGCTTGGAATCTTGGTAAATCTGCATTATCAGCATTGAAAAAGTCTATTGATTCCCATTCGCCAGCAAAAAAAAGTGAGGCAGAAGGTAATAACTTTACAGACGGATTCGCGATAGGGATAAGCAAAACGGTCGCGCGCGCAAAACGAAGCGCCCAGGCGTTAGGGCAAGGAGCCAACCTGTCACTCAAACAGGAGATCAACAAAATGGCTTACAACATAAAAGGCGCGGCTGATGAGTTGTTGTCCTTGCGTTCGGAGTTAGTCGTCCGAAATGAAGTTGATACACCTTCTTTGAATCAGAAGCTGGATGCTCTCATTACGCTTCTTTCGAATGGTTTATCGTTTGGAGGACAAACAGAGCCAGCGGCCGCAGGTGGACCAATTAGAATTTATCCGGCGCCTGTCAATATTGACGGAAAACAAGTGGCGGAAATCGTTTTTGAACAAGGTGACGGCAGGATTTTGGATAGGAAGAGTTTAGACCGATATGATCAAAATGCTTATCAAAGTGGGGTGCGACGAACCTGATGAACCTTTATTTAGATTTTAATAATGGCCTGGGGGAACAGAGCTTATCAAGTTTGCTCCCCCATTTTAAGTTGCTGAGCTTTACGCCTGATTCACCGGCCATTGAACGGGAAACAGTGAAGATACCGAGGATCAACGGCCTTGTCTTGCCGCAGCATCCCCGCGATGTTGTTTTTAAAGAGCGATCTATCAAGGTAGAAATTCTATTAAACTCGATCATCGCAGAAAATTTTTATCAGTACAGGAGAGAACTTTATGCGCTTTTGGTGAAGCCGTTCCCTTATTATATTTCGACTGATCTATTGCCTAACCTCCGTTTTCTCGTTACGTGCGACGGTAATTTCAGCATACAGAAAGACAAACAGAAAAACCAAACTTCTTTTACTGTGGAATTTAATAACGTCACCGGCCTGGCTGAATCAAAATTTACATCTTTGACAAAACAGAATTTTCACGGGGAATACTGGAGCCCAGGCATGAACATTCAAATGCGAGATGATCTGGAATACAGGTTCAAAAATCGAAAGAGGTTTCAGGTTTATAACACTGGGGACGCCTATATCAATCCTCTTGAGCATGACTACAATGTGACCTTATGGGCGGCCGGAAAAAACGTGACGATCATCAACCATACAAATGGTGAGAAACTGAAAATTGAACAGGAATTAAAAAAATCACAGCGCGTTTCTTTTATTAAGCAATACACGGTGATCAGTAATAAACCGATTAAAACATCCGGTAGGCTCCCTGGACTCGATGTAGGGATGAATGAGTTTGAAATCCAGAATACCAATGATTTTGAGATCATATTCGATACTCGTTTCTACTACGCGTAAGGAGCATGCATAATGGCAAATACAGATTTTATAAAGGAAATTGCACCGGACGCCCAAAGGGCCTATAAAAAGTATGATATTCTCGCGTCTCTCATTATTGCTCAAGCCTGTTTAGAGAGCGGATGGGGTACAAGTGAGCTGGCGCAGAAAGGGAAAAACTTATTCGGCATCAAGGGGACTTATAACGGTCAATATGTGCTCATGTGGACAACTGAATATGATAAGAGCGGAAATGCTACCCGAGTACAAGCCAAGTTCCGAAAGTATCCGTCTTGGTATGAATCTATTCAGGATTTAGCCAAGCTGTACATAAACGGAACGAGCTGGGACCCGGACCATTATAAAGCCGTGGTGGGGGAAAAAGATTACCAGAAGGCGACAGCTGCGCTTGTAAAAGCCGGTTATGCGACTGACCCAAAGTACGCCACCAAATTGAACAGTATCATTTTCACTTACAAACTCACACAATATGATTCTGTGGATGAGGTGCCGTATGAACCTGAAGAACCCGAAACACCGATACCCGCCCCGGAGGTGCCAAGCAAAGAATATGATGGAAAAGACGTTCCGCTTAATCAAAACTTGCCTTCGGATGTTGATTTTCCCCAGCTGCATGTACTAGCAGGGGATGGAAAGAATGTCGTTGAAATAACGGGTGTTTCGCTCGATCTGACGGACGATACGACGGGAAAGAAGAGTTTTACTTTCACAATCACTAAAACGCAGGAAAACGCTATTGAATTTGATCTGTTGGTGATCGATAACATTCTTTTTCTGGATGAACGGAAATATAATCATCAAAAGTATTACATTACAAACGTTGAAGTACGGCAAGAAAATAATGTATTGAGAAAAACTGTTTCGGCCAGCCATATTTTTTCGGTCCTGCTGATCAACAATTATGTGACTGAAACGGCGTCTAAAAAAATGACGATTAAAGAGGCTTTTGATATCGCATTAAAAGGGACGCCATTCAAGTATGTTTTAAAAGCTCCAGTGAGTGACTTTCCGAGTGCCGAACAAGAAAACTTTGGTGACGGAAATTCCACGGAACTGGTGGATAAAATTATTTCGGATTACGGTCCTGAGCTGGATGTTGATAATTATAAAATCCTTGTTTATAAGAAAATTGGACAAAAAATCAATTTCACCTTAGATTCGCGCTATAACATGCCAGGCATTTCTATTAAGACAAATTCACAAAACAGCACAACGCGCGCATGGGGATATGGGGCGCTGAAAAAGAGCAGCACTGACAGTAAAAACCCACAATATGAATTTGAGCCGATCTTATACGTACATCCGGATGAAAAAAAGTTTTTACTCGAAGGCCTGCCGCGCTGGGCCGATCCAATTAAAGATGAAACCATAAAAAAAGCCAGCAGTATGATTTCTGCATTAAAAAAACATGTGAATCCATATCCTGAATTGACTATTGAAGCAGATTTCCAAAAAATCTATGAGCCGAAGCTTTTAGAGATCGAGCAAGATTTTTGGAAAGGCGACACAATCCATGTCTTGGCTGTTACGGCATCAGGGATCATGTTTGAAGACGATGTTCGGTTGATTTCAATTCAGTACAACCCGTTGAACCCATACAGCAGCCCAAAATTGACGTTTGCGAATTTCAGGAAAGATATTCAGGATATTGCAGTCAATCAGGCCAAGAAACTAAGGGATCAAAAACGATATATTGACCAGCTTTTCAAAACGCTCAGGTAGGCGTTTTTTATTTTGCCAAAAAAGGAGTGAGTAAATTGATTCGGCTAATAAAGGACTATGATCATACGAGAAATTCCCGTCATCAAGCTCAATTAAGATCAGATATTCAGAACATAGAAAACACATTGAATGAACACGAATTTAATTTAAAACGCCATGAATCTGTCAAAGCCGCCCACACGTCGGAACAAATCGACCACGGCGGTTTTACCGTTGGAAACCGTCTGAAAAATTTATCAGCTCGCTTTGCCAACCTGGTTGTAAATCATGACGGGAAAGATGTAAAAGAGGT